ACTATTTCGCAATGGTCTGAAGTACACGCAAGAGTTTGCATAGATACAGTATTATCTTCTTTTTCAAACTTTGCAAGCTCTTTCCAATTGATATCGTTAGGCATTTTAGCCAAGAACGTATCGTAGTGACCTTTGTCGCAATCTTGGTATGGCGCTTGCTCATACACATGCTCGCTACGAGGCAAGAAAGACAGACCTGATGCAATGTTAAAGTTCTTGTAAATCCAGCCGCCAACTTCGAGCCACTCATCATCACTCACAGATATTGTGACTGATGGTTTGTGCTCACACCAGTTGTTAGCATACACTTTCCAGAACTCCAGCTGTTCGATAGCTGACATATCATTACGCGTCACACATTTGTCTGGCGCTTTGACTGGGAAGCTGAACACAGTATTGTTCTTGTTCCAGTTGTCATCTTCGTACGGGATGCCGGACTCCATCATAAACTGTGTGAGCGGGTCTTTTTTGTCGCCGCGCACAGTACGAATGTAGTATTGGCTATGACGTGCGTGGATACCTGACGCAGAATCAGTTAGCTGTGAAACAGTACCGCTTGGCTTAACGCAAGTTATTGCTGTGGATGCAGGGATGCCAATCTTCTTGGCTATCTTAGAGTTAGTATCCACGGCTACCTGCCGCAATTCTTGCAGTATGCCAGCGATATTCATGCCATATTCTGCACTACGCCCGTTAAGAATGGCGTTGTCCATAATACCGGTCATCGACACGCCTAGCAAACGCTCTTCTTCTGTATTTTTCTGCCAGATACGTCGCAGATACGGGAAGTTTGTTAGTGTGGACTGCCATGTACCAATCAAAGTAGCAATGCGTACCTTACGTTTCAGGTCATCAATGCTGTCGTCTCCGCGTACGATAATCTCTGACAGGTTACAGAATTGGTATGGCCGCAGGATAATCTCAGAACATGGGTTTGTACCAAAGTCTTGGTCTGCTTCGCGCCGGCCATTCTCTGCGGCTTTCTTCTGCGCTGCACCACGGTAGAACATACCGCGTTCACCTGTGCCAGACTGCGCCAGTGAAATCCATTCACGCATGAATGTCTGCATATCGGGCTTCTCTGTGTACGCAACAGAGTTGTTTGCCATCTGACGCTGTGGGTCTGTGTCCCAAAAAGCACCGACTTTGGCATGCCGCATTCTATCGTCAGACAAATTGGACAAGCTAATCATAGCAGAGCGGCGTACACCGCCTGATACAACGACTTCACCAACTTTGCACATGATGTCATGACATTCTAGGCTTGACAGACGCCGGCCATTTGCCTTTTTAAATGTCTCAACTGTAAACCGGAACAAATCATCAAGTGGTGCTGGGCCTGACGCACGTCCACCAAATGTCTTGAGCTTTGAACCAGCGGGGCGTACCTTACTCATATCCCATGTAGGAATCTCACCTGACCACAGCAGAGCCAACAGCTTACGAAAAGCTTTCGCCCAGCCTTCCTTGCTGTCACGCACAGTAATTACTTCGTCTGCCGGGAACATCTTCTCAGGGACTTCTGGAAGCTTAGCAATGTATTGCCGCTCCACAGAGAAGCCTACACCGGTTCCACACATCAAGATGTACATAGCCTCGTCAAAAGCTTTAGGGTCGTCTACGGGCAAATATGAGCAGTTATAGCCAGCAGTGTTGTCACGCTCCAGCGCTGCGCCAGAAGTCATCATAGCACGCATAGACGGCATAACTTCAGAATGTAGGATAGCCTGTTGCACTTCCTCAAAGTCTTCGGCAGGGATTTTGTACCCATGTTTAGCTTTCAAAGAATCACGCATATAATTCATGTACCGTGACACTGTTTCGTGCCACTCCTCGCGACGCTGTTCGTCGTCAAGCCAACGCGCATAGCGCGATTTGTGAATAAATTGTTGATAATACGTTGGTAGAGTAACGTTGCTCATTGTTTTGTCCTCACTGTAATAGAAACAGGTTCGATGCCTTCAACATCGTATAGCAAATCAGATACATAGTCACTCACAATCTCGCCGAGTTCGTCTGTATCTGCGTTAAATTCGTCTAAGTCTAGCTTTGCTCTTACAATAATGTCTGCTCTAACTGTCGTCCTGTTCATTTTCTTGTTCCAGAATTAAGCGCTCCAAATAAAACTGCGCTTTCCGCAAGTCCTCAAGGGGCTTGCCTTTGTAGCGATGTCGCCACAAATACTTTATGGTATTGCCGTTGCAATAGCCTTGAAACAGTTCTGGGCCTAGCGCAGCGCGTATTGCTTCGATACACTCTACGCCGCCCTTGTTGTAATGTGGTGGGTTGTTGACAAGGTCAACTTCTTTTAATTTGCGTTTCATGAACGCCTCATGTCTTTCTCCAGCCATATCAATCACACGAATCCAATCTTGAAATTATTGCACAATATTTACCCTCTTCATCTGTGTACGTACGAATAAGCCGCGTATCGTAGGCGATGTTAGGGTATGCTCGCTGATATCTTTCTACATCTTCTTGGAGTTCTGCAGAGCTATCTGCAGTCAATAGTACACGCATATCTTTAGGCATTTTGCGCCACCTTTATTGCTTCACCAATTTGTTGTGCTATCTGTGGTACGATAGCGTTACCTAATCCTTTAAGTCGGTCCACCCTTTTGGGTATCCCATTAGCCACTCGACCCACGTCGGGTTCAATGTGCCAGTCCCACTGTTGCGCACTTCGGGGTGATTGCCAAGCATTTTCTGCATCTTGTCCCCAGGTTGTCCCGCTTTGTGTTCGCTCGCTGAGGGTGTCGGCCACATCTTCACCGCTGCACACAGGTACTTCCTGTCGTGCATGTGAGTGTGACTCTTGCTCCCCACTGGACCGCAGTCCTTGTACTCCGAGGCTCGTGGCGTCGGCCACATCCTGACTTGGTCTGCTAAGTTCGCCCCAAATTTCAAGTTGGGATTCGTCTTGCTGATTCGACGCCCCTTCTCGTCCAGTTGCCTCGGTCCTCCTGTCACGTCCGTTGTCCTCGGTGTGGCCCACAATCCAGACTCTGTTTCTTTTGTGTGGGGCGCCGACGGCGACAGCTGGAACAACAAACGTCCTTGTGGTGTAGCCTTCGGACTCCAAGTCAGTGAGCACCGAGTCGAGTCCCAAGCTGATGTGACCATAAACGTTTTCGAGAACAACCCAAGAGGGTCTTTTGGATGCAATAATTTTGCGGATGTGCGGCCAGATGTGGCGTGGGTCTTCTTCGCCTTGGCGCTTACCTGCTTGGCTGAAGGGCTGGCAGGGGTATCCGGCTGTGAGGATGTCGCAGTCTGGAACAAATCTTGCTGGGTCATTAGCTAACACCTTTACGTCTTCGGCCACAGGAACTTTGGGCCAGTGTTTCTTTAGGATTCTGCGACACCATGGTTCGACATCACAAAACAAAACAGGCACAGACAACTTCGCCATTTCAAAGCCTAGCGCGAAGCCGCCTATGCCGCTACATAAATCTACGTGTCTCATTGCACAACCTCAGTGTTGTGTTACAGTTATATCTTCATCCTCAAAACTTTGACGCCCCAAGTCAAGCACAGCGTCCATATCCTGTGTTGCTTGGAATGCCATGCCACGAGTTAGTAATGTATAAAATACTAAATCGTCTTCTGACACTTTCTCAGAGGGGTGGTGGTATATTTCAATTTCAAATCCAGCGTTCTCGCCGTCTTCATGCCGTACTATTACTGCAGAGTCACCTGGATTCAATGTTACTTCGTGATTGGTCGACATGATACTACCTTTATAAAATGTTCAGCGTCCATGATGGCAAGCGGCTTCTTGTGGTTCATCTTTACAATCAACAACGGCTCGCCGCCTGTCTCATGGCTTATAGCCTGTTCGTAATAATTATACAGTGTAGTCATGCGTTCTGTGTTCTTACACTCAATATCGTACGGAAACTTTTTATACGCCGCCGTAGAAAATTGCACATCTACACCATTCACCCCCATTGGGGTTGACCGTATATCTAGATTAGTCAACCCTTTGAAAGTGTCAAGCAGCTTTTCCACTACCCAATTCTGTAGCTTCCTGCCCTTTGCTTTCGCTGACCTCGGGGACATCCGCTTCTTCAATACGGATTTCGTAGATTTTGTCTGCTGGGAAGACAACCGTTTGCTCCTTTGAGGTGAGCGTAGGGAACGGCGCACCTTCGTTGAGTTCCGTGAGGAAGTCGCTCGCTTCGTCTTCGGTGACTTTGAAGATTTTAGCGTTTGCCTCACCATCAGCTGACTGGTACCGTATCGTCAGCGTTACGCCATTCGTCTGTGATGTAGGTGTACCAGACGAACTTGGGGTTTTTCCCCTTGCTTGGTAACTGTCTTCTGAATTCGAGGTTGTCCCAGCAGTGGTGTTTGTAGTCGCACCATGAACATTCCATGCAAAGGGTTCTGTTACCAGTCTCCTTTTTGTAAAATACCTCGGGGACATCCGAAAACTGTCGTTCAAAAGGTTTTGAGCCATTAGTTGCCACAATGGCATCTCGTATCTTCTCATTTACTTCGTCCTTTTCCTGTGATGAATTTATCGCATCAGCAAATGCAATTTCACCGGTGGACTTGTTCAATGCTATCCACCCCTTGAATGGTTTGCCTGATGCCATACCATAGCCAGTTCCCTGTGCTACATATCCAAAAGAGTCATTAGACTTAATACGCTCGTATGCGGTGGCGGAATTGAACTTGTGTTCAAATGCAAATGGGGATGCTGTCTTGATATCCCAAATGCCATCCTCAAGCTCTATGTCATATTCACCGTTGATAACTGTGTCATCAATCTTGTACGAGACTTTTTTATGTTGTGATT